GAATAGGTGCGGATAATGCACTTATCGCCAATCATTCGATTTAATCCGCCCGACTTGGTGGGTTCGCTGTTGAAGATATTGGCTATCTGTTTCATTTCGCCATACGTTAGTTGATCAATGTTCATTTATATTTCCTCTTTTTTAATGGGTGGCTGGCGACAGGCCGACTGGGTGCTCCCAATCCGCATAACCTGCCACCAGCCATAAACTATTTAATCAGCCAGAGCCAGAGCCATCGCCATCGCCAAAGCCAGAGCCAGAGCCAGAGCCAGAGCCAAAGCCATCGCCAAAGCCAGAGCCAGAGCCAGAGCCAAAGCCATCGCCAGAGCCAAAGCCATCGCCAAAGCCAGAGCCAGAGCCAGAGCCAGAGCCAAAGCCATCGCCAAAGCCAGAGCCAGAGCCAGAGCCAAAGCCAAAGCCAGAGCCAGAGCCAGAGCCAGAGCCAAAGCCAAAGCCAGAGCCAGAGCCAGAGCCAGAGCCATCAACCATGGGTTTATTGAGCCGCGACATTTGCAGCACCTTCAATGCTTTTTATGGCTTCTTTTGTGCAGGGGATAAGCTCAACAGCTTCGAGCCATGCAGATTCAACCGCTGGTGCAATTTTTGACTTGTCTCGGTTAATACCGTGAACAGCGACAGCACTCAAACTGACGGATTCAGCAGCAAACCAGCGCCACATTCTCCGAGCATTTTTAACAATCACCTCGTTACCGTCTTTCTCGGCAACCTCTCCAAACCAGACACCAGCGGAATAGGTGCGGATAATGCACTTATCGCCAATCATTCGATTTAATCCGCCCGACTTGGTGGGTTCGCTGTTGAAGATATTGGCTATCTGTTTCATTTCGCCATACGTTAGTTGATCAATGTTCATTTCTCTTTCCTCTTTAGTTGTTTAGTTGTTTAATTACGCTGATTCAATAACGTCAATGGCGTATCGCACCAACTCAACACTCAGCGTATCAATAAGCGTCTGATATTGGTTTTCCGGTAAATCTTCAAGCACTTCTTTTACGCCTGTTTCATCTTCTTTCTCACAGGCGGTTGTAAGATCAGCTATAAGCTCAATAAATTGTTCTTGTCCTGCTTGCTTAACATTGCGCATTAAATCCGCACCTTTGCCTTTCTCACCCTTGGGAAATGAGCTTCCCAATGACATTTTTATCTGATCATCAAGCGGCTCCCACCAAAGGAAGTAATCAAGCGGATCACCGCCAAGCAAATCACGAAAAGTTGATTCTTGTTCTGGAGTTGCCTTCAAATATTCAGACATGCTGCGCTGTTCTTCGATCAAACCTTCGTGCTGGTTTATAACCTCAACAGCAGTGTCCAGCCGATCTCTACCATTAGATTGAGGCCATGATTTAGATGCGCGCTTAACAATTGTCTTTTTAGCCATCTCCAGCGGCCAGGTTTTCCACGGGCCATTGGCGGCTTTGGATGTATCCCTCACCTTTTGGATTTCAGCCCAATTCATGATCTCGACCATATAATCGTTTTTAAGCCTTGCTAGGCAATATGCACCCACTGGGTTGCCTCTATCGCCGAAAACGTCTGCAACGTGCTCTGGTGGCGTACAGGGGCCAAGATAATTGAATGTATCGTTCTCATATACGAGTTCAGGCTTTGCCCATTCGATAGCGCCTGCATCAGTTGCCAGCTTCACCAATCCTTTGTAGCTAATGTCCAAACATATCTGTCCGCCACGAGGAACCAAATAAGCATGAGCCATTGCAGGATTAAGGCTTATACCAATTGCTGCCACATTAAGAATCGCGTTTCTCAATGATGCTGGATTGTTGTTTGCTGTTTTCTGCGTGAGATCATTCTTAACAATCTGCTGGCGCGCAAAAAGACACTCGGACTTAAACGCTAGGCCATATTGGTTTTGCTTGCTAAAGGACGGTTCCAGTTTGGATAGCTCTTCAACAATAGATATTTGTTTAGTCATTACGCTGCTCCCTTAAATTGGTTCGCCGATCATTTCTTCACCGATGGACAACACTTTGTCGAAAAGCCATGTCTGCATATTCCGGTCAAAATCAGCACACCCGTATTTATTGTGTACCCACTCTTCAAGCAATGTTGAGGCCAGTTGTTTTGTCCCCATTTGGAACGGCATGTCTGACAGATAAATAACACCATCGAGCGCCCTGCCCATCACGCCGTTGCCAAGACCTGATACAGTGCGAATATCAAAATCATCGACATTGACCTGAATTGAAAGAAGAAAATCTTTGGCTTTAACCAGCATTATTGACTGCGTTTTTGTGAGTTCAAAGGTCGGCCAATTACCTGCCTTTTCATCCAGCTTAGACACATGAGTTCTAGCGGCTTCGCTAACCCCGGTCGTTTTCAACATTTGCACTGCCGTATCAGTAAATTCGTCGCTTGTCGGCCAATCAGTATCGAATCCGGTTGCGTTTTCATAACTTTCGATTGGCGCAATGATGCGGCGAATAATCGAGGCGTCTTTAAGCAGCTGCCACGACCTTTGCAGCGGGTATCTGATTTGATGCTCCCACTTCGCTGTTCTATCTTCGGTTAGATCAATGCGCTGCGTGAGGTTGTAGGTAAATTGCGCATCAGCGATCTGTTTAACAGCCACGCCGCAGCAATAGATAAACTGTGAGGGCTTGTCATAAATCTCTACGGATTCGCTGGTAGCAACAGGCACCCCGCTAATGAAATACGCGTCACGCGACATAAAGGCGCTGTAAATCTCATGGCATTTAATGGTAATCACAGTGTCAAAATCTTTAGGTTCTGCTGCGATCTCCCCACATTCGTCTTTGGCGTTGCAGTAAAGCTCACGAAAGGCCATCCACGGCTCCCAATTTATGCCGAGCCGCGTAGTGAATCCTGCCTCCCGATCATTGCAATAAACAATGCTGAACTCTTGGCCTCTGATGGTTTTCTTGCGCGCTGTAAATACATTGGTTTCGCCGTTTGACTCAACAGTGATGTTTCCGCCCATTCTCAAGATAATGGCAACCGCATACTTAAAGCCGGTTCCAAAGTAGCCAATGGCGTTATCGTTTTCTTTTGCGGAAACACCAAAGGTCAACATTGCTCGAACATCAAACGAACCGTTGTTCATAAAATAGACTTTATCACTCATTACGCTGCTCCCATTTTAGATACAGCCCTGGCTGCTAATTCAACCCAAGCAGTAAATGCTTTGATGCTGCTAGTGGCTTCTGCAATGACAAACCGGCCTTTAATATGGCCGCTGGCAACGTGGCATTTGGATTTATGACAGTATTCGATGATCATTATTTGCTCCTTTGATTCATTCCATTATGGCTGTATAGCGGACTTCTTCAATGTTAATCAGCGACTGTAATGTCCCGTTTGGTCACAACATCTTGTTGTAAGATATCCACCCCGTTGCACTCAACAGAATCACAATCAATAGCGTTAATCCATATAACACCTGTGTTTTTTATACCAGCCCATATTAACTGAAGACCCATTAATGTAAATCCCCATCGAGACTGGTGCAAATCAAAATAACCGTGATTCTGTTCAAGTTTTTCATAACTCTTTCTCCACATAACCCTCTGCGTGTTTTTCTATACACTTAATAAACCGCATTGACGCTCGCGCCAGAGCCTCTACTTCATTCAGCGTTAGGTGGCCCACCATGTCAGACGTAACCTTGATAGAGCATATGTTCATAATTGCCTCAGCACAGTCCTCATTGTTGCTGGCGATCTCAATAATGGCATCTTCGTTGTTGATGTCACCCATAAAATCATCAACCCAATTAGCTATGACGGCCTCTTTTTTAGACTGTTCTAATTCCATCACCTCATCTTTCCTGTATTCATCTCGCATCTGCTCAAGTTCATCATCGTTGAATTTGGTTGTCATGGTGTTTCCCTCTGTGGTTTGAGTTAAATATACGCCACTATGCTAACTTTCTTAGTTCTTTGTGGAATCTGAGAGGAACTTTAATTCTCGTATCATCAAATAATTCCGGCAGCTTGCCTCCCTTAACATAGGCCCACTGCCTATCTGTTAGGTCTGCATCAATTACCTTGCCACCCTTAACAACAACCGCGTAAAAGTCTCGAACCAAAACGAGCCGCTTGTCGTGATCCGAAGGAATGCCGGGGCATTTGTCATCGTGATTGTGGTCCTCAATATCTCCTGTCGCAGGGTCGAAGGTTTCAATATCCCACTCATAATGCGTTCTTGTCGTTGACCTAATATCTTTTATATCGTGACCCATGCCCCACACCCCTTGTTTGTTGGTATGGCACCCAATATATACTTCCGTAGATTTATAACCACCTGTAACAGTGACCAGAATTTGAAAACCAGTCACCAAAAACAATTCAGTCTTTGTTTGCTATCGGTAGAATGGTCGCATGGAACAATTGAAACAAGCAATTAAGCAAGCTGGAGGGATACCAGTTGTTGCTTACTGCTGTTCGACACCCAAACATACTGTTACAAGAGAAGATGTGGAGAGGTGGCTTGTAGACGGGCTACCGGACACGGACTGGGAAGGAGAGACGCATTACGCTGTAACAATAGCCGCAATGCAGAATCAGTTCACGGCATCACAGATGATATTAGAGTCTAGGCGTAGTTCACCTGGCAACAGAACGGGCTAACACTTGAACAAATAGAACAGAGGACTATATGAAGAGTTTAAAAGAGAACATTGAAGCCACGACAGAAGATTTGATTGCAGGCTTCCTTTATTACGATAGGAAAGAAGATGAGCTATTGCCTAGAGGCGCTATTGAGGAAGCTGTTGCAAACAAGGTAATCAGTATCGAAGAAATAGTGGCCATTTTTGAGCATGGTTTGCGCAGTAACTTGCGATAAAGGATAGGAAGAGTAGAATATCAATCGCGGCTTATCTGGCCTTATAACCCAGAGACAGCCTACCACCAGTCAGGTTGCCGCAATCTTTAAGTGACTGGAAACGGTGACTGGTGAAATAATAATGAAACACCCCCCGAACCATATAAAATCTAATATCATCAACTGGCTTGAAGCTATTTGGTGTGCCGATCTCCCTTCATCTTCAAAACTGCTAGCCGCTTATCTACGTTCTTTCATGAACGAAAAACAAAACATGGCATACCCATCTATTAGTCGGATAGTCTACGAAACTGGATTATCCAGGAATACTGTAACAAGGCATATAAAACTTCTTGAATCCGAGGGGTGGCTTTCTGTTGATCACTCAATTGGTGGTTCAGGTAAGTGCAATCAATACATTGCAATATTGCCGGAACGCGCCTATGTATTGATAGCTAACAGATTCAATAAACCCCCCCACCATGGAACGGTTCAACCATGGAACGGTTCAACCATTGACAAAAACCCCTCCATGGTTGACAAAAACCCCCCCACCAGTGAACTAGAATATACAAAGAATATACAAAGAATAAACAATAGTGTGTCGTTTGATTTTTTTTGGTCTGTTTACCCCCGGCTGACAGCGAAGGATAAGGCTCGATTAGCATGGAAGAAACTTAATCCAAATGATGGCTTGGTTACAGAAATAACCCTTAACATTGAGCAACGATTAAAATCTGGAGATTGGTCATTAGACCGTAAAAACTATATACCCCATGCAAGCACATACTTAAATGGCAAACGATGGGAAGATGAAATCATAATTAAAGTGGAAAGTAATGGACAGTATCAAACAGCTAATGAAAAAGCAGCGGAACTCGCAAGGGCAACCACTGACTACGACAGAGCAACGGACTTTTAACGATCAGGAGAAGGATTCTGTTGCTTACTTCTATTTGCGATTAAGCAATATCTATGGTCGTGAGTATCGTAGTCAATTGCCAAACGAGGAGTTGATTAGAAACTCCAAGCGCGAACATGGCCAATACATATGCAAATATTCAAGGGAATATATTGATAAGGGCTGCACCTGGATTCATACCCAAAAGCAGAACAGCGAGGACGGCTGGCAGTTCCTGGACATTGACCGCTGCATTGGGGCCATAAAACAAGCGGGCACGGTGAAGGCAGCACACAAGCAGTTTCAGCCAGCACTGGAAGACCTAACCGAGAAGGCTCGCCGTAAAGATGTTGGTAAAAATGAAGCGGCTAAACTGAAAGCGTTGTTTGACTGAATAGGCCAGAAATATGAAAACAGATGCAGCAATAAACTACGAAATGCTCAAGTTGATATTCAGCGATCTTGACGAAGATGAAATAACTAGAGAGCTAGACCATATAACAGAACTTTTGTATAAACAAATGCCAGAATATCATGATCCAGACTGGTGGTGTATATGATTTATAGAAGTAAACCAAAGTTAACTAAGAGGATAGAAAGATGAAGTTTGAGCATAAAGAAACTATTAAAGGAAAGACTGTAATCACCACCTCAAAACGCTTTCTTTTTTGGAATATTATTACTCAATATGAAGCGCAAAGAGAATATCCAAAAAATTATTGGGATTGGCTAAAGCTGCCTAACCGAGAGCTAGTGCCTAGTGCTACATCTTTTCAGCTAGACGCATGGAATAGGCTGTAGGTATAACTTTGGAGGTAAGAGCGAATGAAAGATGAATGGTGTCCGGGCTGCGGCCTTTTTAATAACTGTGAGTGTACATACGCCGAACCAAGTACCGGCAACAGTGATGAGTCTTTGCGTCAGCAGTTTGAAGATAAGTTCTACCCAACCGCAACACACATGATATGGAACGAGCAAGCTAATGGGTACTCACAAAAAGCTGGTTGGGCTGCTCTTCCGACCCTGCTTCAAAATGCCAGATGGGATGCGTGGCAAAAGGCAGCTTTAATATATAACTCCTCATTAACGTGACCAAAAAACCAACGCTGGTCACTCATAAAATGCACCTATACACCGATGTGGTTTAAAGTGAGCATCAAATGACGCCGACTTAGGCATTAACCGAGGATAGAAATATGAAAATTCTGATTGGATCGTTGCTGATAATTATTGGTGTAGTTGCTGGTGTATGGATCGGCGTTTGGTGGGGGTTTGTTGGTGGAATCGTTGACGTGATAGAGGCGGTGCGCGCTACTGAACTAGTAGCAATGGCTGTGGGAGTTGCAAAAGTGATGTTTGCTGGGCTGATTGGGTTTGTCTCTTTTGTTCTTTTTGCAATGCCAGGATTGGCACTTATGGAAGATGACTAACTAATGTTAAAGCAAACAATTCCGCCTGGTGCCATCCATCGACTGGACTCTAACCCTGTTGTGGCTGTGACTGAAAAGGAAGCGGCAAGACGAAAGATAGCGCGTGACATTGAGGCTTTCGAGAAGTCAGGGGGTGCGGTTGACGTGCTGAAGAGCGGAATGTCGAGCAATATACACCTGCGATATAATGGTGAATCCAGATCTGGCGCAGAACGAAGGAAAAAGGCTAGAACCAATGCTTGAATGCCCCATGTGCAGCGGCACCGACATACGCAGAGAGATTAGCGTTGTTTACAAAGAGTCTGAGATCAGCGGGGATCGTGAAACCTGTAGAGCATGCCATTACACAATGTTCACAGCAGATAAGGGGGTGAAGTGAGAGTTTTGAATCTGTACGCCGGTCTTGGCGGAAATGGGAAGCTCTGGACTGGTTGCGAAGTGACAGCGGTAGAAAACCACCCAAAGATTGCGGCGGTTTATGCCAGGGCCCACCCAAACGACACGTTAGTGGTGGGCGATGCTCATCAGTATTTATTAGAGCATTACGCCGAATTTGACTTCATCTGGTCATCGCCGCCCTGCCAAACACACAGCAAAATGAACAAAGCTACCAGACACAAATTAAGGCGCTACCCAAACATGGAGCTTTACCAAGAGATATTGTTTTTGCAGCATTTCTTCAAAGGCTTATGGGTGGTGGAAAACGTATCTCCGTTCTACAAGCCGCTAGTAGAAGCTAAAAAAATGGGAAGGCATCTATTTTGGACAAACTTTGATTTTGATCACTTCGATGTGCCTCGACCATCAGGCTTTATTAACAGAGCAGACCTTGCGGGAAAGAAGGCGCTTATGGACTGGCTGGGGATTCATTACGAAGAAAACATTTATTACGGCAGTAACCACTGCCCTGCTCAAATATTGAGGAATTGCGTACACCCTAAAGTCGGAGAGCATATTTTTAAAGCGGCCAACTTAGAACATGGCTTCCACAAAAATCATGGGGAGAGTGTCCTTGAGCCAGCTTTGGGTGACTAACAATGACCAGACGTTTGAAGATTTCATGCGGTTTGCTAAAGCCCTGTACGAAAAAGAGAAATACGTAATGTGGCGCTGGAATACTGGAAAACAACGGTCTGAGCTACAGAATAATGCCTTGCATCTGTACTGCGAGCAACTGGCAGAGGCGTTGAATGACGGCGGTTACGACTTCATGCAGGTGATGAACACCGACGCAGAATTGCCGTGGTCGAAGCCATCAGTGAAAGAGTTTTTATGGCGTCCGGTTCAAATAGCCATTACGGGTAAGTCGTCAACAACTAGACCGACGAGAGAAGAATACCCGCAAATATACGAAGCGCTGAACAGGCATATTGCGACCAAGTGGGGCGTTGGTGTTCCTTGGCCGGTCAAAGAGAAATGAACCATCCGGTGGCAGAGTAGAGATTAAACAATGAAAGTAGAGGAAGAGAAAGATGTTAGAAGAAGAATGTTGTGACGTTGAGCAAAGCAAACATATTCAACTCAGCCTAGAAATCGACTCGATTGACGAGGTTTTGATCCACCTTGACGATGTTATTATCCGCATCTCTGGCCCAACACCTGAGAATGCCGAAACTGGAAGCGGTAGTTTTTCTGATACCGACGAAATGAGCCTAATCTTTGTGAGGTCTGGTGATAAAGGAGATACTAGTTCCGGGGCTTTACTAGCCGCTAATAATCTATCTGATCTGGATAATGATGCCACATCAAGAACTAATCTAGGTGTTGAAGTAGGAGTTGATGTACAAGCATTCGATGCTGACACAGCTAAGTTAGATGTAGTCCAGTCCTTTACTGCTGAGCAGACTTTCAAGGAGTTCGTAGAAACTCAGTTTAATGTCACAGGAACCACGCCTGTACTTGATCCAGCTAACGGTACTTTTCAGTTCTGGACATTAACAGCTAATAGTACACCTACTGAGGCACTAGCAGACGGACAATCAATTACAGGCGCAAAAAGATCAGAACCCACGCTTTTAGATGTTCTGAATGGCGGTGCAGGCTCCATACAGGAGAAGGTTTCAAAGGCGCACGAAAAGATATAGCACATTACGAGCCTGTTGTTTTAAGCATTCCCCGTACACAAGTAGAGGAAGAGAGGTGAATTATGGGAATTAATATAGCGTTAACCGGATTGGTTTTATTCTTGTTCTCTTGGGCGGTGATTCGGACTTTCAGCGATGTGGAGAGCATCGGTTTTAGGGGTTCTATTGTCGCGCTGTTTTTGTTGTCGGCAGCCTTGATTCCTGTTGGATTGATTGTTGAAATCTGGTTGTGACACATGGCTAAGAAACCAGCCGTTAAGCGCAAACGCTGCCGAAACACTCACTGCAAGAAGTTGTTTGTACCGTTTAGCTCGTTGCAGATTGCCTGTAATGGCAGTTGTGCGCTGGCGGTAGCCAAGACCAAAGAGGGTCAGAAGCACACGGAGAAGGCCATGCGGAAGGAAACCAGAGAGCGCAGAGCAAAGGTTAAGTCGAAGGCCGACCATTTGCGTGAAGCTCAAACAGCGTTTAATGCGTTCATACGAAAACGTGATGAATTACTGCCGTGTGTTTCCTGTGAAAGAACAGAGGCTAAGTGGGACGCTGGTCACTATCGAAGTGTTGGCGCTGCAAGGCATTTAAGGTTCAACGAGGATAACTGTCATAAGCAATGCGCCAGGCCGTGTAATCAGGATTTAAGCGGCAATATTTTGGAGTATAGAATCCGGCTAGTAAAGCGGATAGGACAAGATCGGGTTGATGCGTTGGAAAACAATAACGACATTGTGCGCTTAACGATTAAAGAGGTTGTTGAGATCAAGAGGCGCTACAAAGAAAAGCTGAAAGAGTTATAATACGGGCATAGGGCGTTGTACCGCCCTACCCCCTATCAAATGACTTACGGAGATAAGCCAAATGCATACGAACATTCTAAGTAAATCATGGGGTCTAATAGTGGAAGTTAAAAAGTGTAAAAAAATACCGTTCGACAATGAAGAAGCAGAGCGCCTTTTGTGTGTGAAACGAACAGGCACTACCCCATCAACAATTATCATCCACTGAGAAAATGATATGACCGAGTTATCAGAAGAAAACAAAGAGACCGCCCAAGCCGTCAAGATGACCAAAAAATCTACTGTCGCAAAGATCAGCAAGTATGATGTCCTAAACGAGCGTATTGCTAAATTAGAAGCATGTATCGGTAAAATGGCCCACTTCAATGGCGGAAACAACCCCAAGATATGTAAAGAGTTTGGTGTCGAAGTATGGAATCCCGATCAAAAATCAATGACTAAATACGGATAATTATCATGCCGACACATCTGGAAAAAGAACGCCGTAAAAAGTAGAAATAAGCGCCCGAAAGGAGAACGCAATGTCAAAACATCTATGGGCAAGCCCTAAAATACCCGCCTGGTATCTATACGATCAATTCCCACAATGGGCAGAGAGAGCCATGGGAACAGGATGGGCGACTAAAACACTAATGATTGATAGCCTAAGATTCTACAGCGCAAACAAGATGACGCCAATGGCTGGCAAGATAGATAATAAAATGATATGTGCAGGCACAGTGTATAACCGTATTAAACAAGCAAGAGACAGTGGAGCCGAAAGCGCCGCTTTTTGCATAGACGTAACTGCGAGGGATTTGTAATGTCTAAGAATGGACTAAGCATAGCTCAACAGAATAGATCGGTAAGACAAGAAGCTCTCAGAGAGTGGTTGAGTGAAAAATGTACAGCCCAGCATCTTGTTGATAACATTCTAAAAATAGAAAAGCTGGATTCTTATTCTGACGACTTCGCTAATAAGCTTGCAAAGCTCAAGACAGCCAATGACCAGCGCATCAAAATACTGTCTAAATACCTACCAGACCTAAAGGCAGTAGAGGTTACCGGAGAAGGTGGTGGCAACCTAACCATCAATGTGATGCAGTACACACAGGGGCGGGAAATTGAATGAGATCACCATCCCTAATGAGTGGCAACCAAGACCACACCAGCTACCGTTCTTCCAAGCAATGGAGACAAAGAAGAGAGGTTGTCTGGTATGGCACCGTAGAGCAGGCAAGGATTCATCATCATTAAACTTCACAGCCAAAGAGATGTTCAAGCGTGTCGGTAACTACTGGCATCTATTCCCAAAACAGACCCAAGCAAGGAAGGCTATCTGGAACGGCATTGATGGCCAAGGCCGCAAGATACTCACCCAAGCATTCCCCGAGAGCATAAGAAAGCGCACACAAGGCACTGAGATGATGTTAGAGCTAGTCAATGGTTCTACATGGCAACTGTGCGGGTCTGATAACTATGACTCCTTGGTTGGGTCTAATCCTGTTGGTGTGGTGTTTAGCGAGTGGGCCTTATGTGATCCTAATGCGTGGTCTTACATAAGACCTATGCTGGCAGAGAATGGAGGATGGGCCTTGTTCATTTATACATCCAGGGGAAAGAACCACGGCTATTCGTTATATAAGATGGCAAGAGATAACCCTGATTGGCATTGTGAGATATTAACGGTCGATGATACAAAGAGGGAGGATGGCTCACCCGTTATAGGCCCAGACATTATCGCAGAAGAACGCGCGGAAGGTATGCGGGAAGACATTATTCAACAGGAATACTATTGCTCCTTTGATGCTCAGATACCCGGAGCAGTGTACGGTGATGAATTACGGGCAGCAATTGATGATAAGAGGGTATGTTCACTACCTATCGACCCTGCATTATCCATTAATACAGCGTGGGATTTAGGTTATAACGATCAAACCTCTATCTGGTTTTGGCAAGCAGTCGGCAAAGAGATACGTTTAGTTGATTACTATGAGTGCAATCGTAAGGCTATATCGCATTATGTTAACAAAATCAAAGAGTGGTCATTAAAGCATGGCTGCAACTGGCAGTTAGGCAGACACTTGGGGCCACATGATTGTGAACGACACGATATGAATGGCAAGACCGCCAAGATGTATGCGGCTGAATGCGGATTGCACATGGAAAGAACCGTCAGGCCAGCCAGGAAGCGCGATGGTATACAAGCAGCTAGGAAACTATTTCCTCGATTATGGATTGATGACACCAGAGCAGAACTTGGTTACAGCTGTATATCGAGCTATCACCGGGAAATGGATGACAAGAAGCAAAGCTTCATTGATGAACCGGTACACGACTGGTCGAGCCACGGAGCAGATGCACTGCAAACACTGGCTCTAGGATTTAACGAATCAATGAGCGAGGGTTTTAAACAGCATGAAACAATACAAGCAAAGACATCTTTCAATGTATTTGATTAAGGCCACATGATTACTAGAAGCTCCACGCATAAAGAGAACATAGCCCAACTACGCAGAGGTGCAACCATTGTATGGATTCCGCACAACTCGTCATGGTTAATTACTGTATCTGTTGAGATAGAGGGGTATGGAGTCAAGAGCGCACGCGAGTATTGTAATGATGAGCAAATGGGCCGGTATCTTGAGAGAGCCACAGCACGCCTGCTGGGGTTTGTTGAAGGGTTTTATGATAGAGGTTGATCCGATAATACAGCCCTCAACGTATTTGATTGAGCGTGGTTATGTATAGAGAAGAAGCAAAAGAGTTTATGAGGCGCAGGTTTCCCCTAGAGCTTGCTAAAGACGCAGAACATAAAAGAGCGGTGGAAAGAAAGATGGAGGAGTGGCCGGGTTTCCAAGACAACCACTACAGGTACTTTGAATCAATAGTGGATGGGTGGTTGGCCCACTATCCATCAAAGGCTGACAATGTACTCGAATGAACTAAGAGTTGAGCAGGAGTGGTTTGTAGTATTCCACACGACAGTGGGTGACCGCTGGTATCACAGATGGCTCAAGAGAGAGTTCCATCATTGTTACTGCATTACAAAGAGCGAGGCTGGACTCTTCTGGATAGCAGTCCTCCCTCACTGGAGCCACACAGAGATAGATTATAGGCTGGCTGATACTTTCCCCAAAGTAACAGACTACACGGGGGATAACGTGCTTATATTGTCTTATACGACCGATATTGACCCAATGAAACATTGCGCACAATTAGGTATACTTACATGCGTTGATGTAGTGAAAAGACATTTGGGTATAAGGGCGCACTTAGTGTTTACGCCTTACCAGTTGTATAAGAATTTAATTAATCGTGGCGCAGTGTCGCTATAAGGAGGCTCCCATCGGTGACGTATTTAGTACCGGAAAATCAGCAGCGAAGCGGGCACAGGGTCGGCAAGAAGAACAGATTGCTGCACAACGCCAGAAAGAAGAGGCCAGGCTTGCAGAAGAAACCGATGAGGTGGCTCGTCGTAAGGCTTTAGCTAAAAGCGGTACAGCAGGTAGACGATCTTTGATCAGAACATCTGAAACTGGTGTTGGTGGCCGTGAGACTTTGGGATGATTACACAGACTCGATTGAAAGAATTGTTGCACTATTGCCCTGACACGGGTGATTTCACTTGGATTAAGCGTACAAGCAACCGCATAAAAGTAGGGTCTATTGTTAGGTCGGTAGGAAATCATGGGTATTATCGAATGGGCATAGATAAGAATGATTATCTTGTTCACAGGATGGCTTACTTATATATGACAGGGGATATGCCCGATAAAGAAGTTGACCACATTAACCACAACAGGCTGGATAACTCGTGGTCTAACCTAAGAAAGGCAACAAGGCAGGAAAACGCCCGCAACTGTTCTTTAAGTAAAGCAAACACCTCCGGCCATACGGGCGTTGAGTGGTGGAAGCGTGACAGCAATTGGCGAGCCACCATAATGATTGAGGGCAAACTCAGGCATATAGGCTATTACGCAGAGAAATCGGACGCCATTGCAGCTAGGCGCGCCGCAGACGTTGAGAACGGCTTCCACAACAATCACGGAGATAAGGCGGCATAATGGCAAGCATTCCGAATGGTTTGGGCAACATGGCCGATTTGTTGAAGAGGTTCGACAAGGCCCAGGAAAGGTGGGAATTATGGCGCAGCGCTCATCAGGAAGCGTTTGATTTCTCAGCCCCTGAGCGCGAAACTTTCAGATTCCGCTCTCCCGGTCAACGCAAGAACAGACATATCTTCGACTCAACTGCTGTGTTGGGTTTGGCTCAATTTGCCTCACGAATACAAGGCTCGTTAGTACCAAGTTGGCAGCAATGGATGTCACTTACATCTGGCGATGAAGTCCCTGATGATGAAGAGGATAAGGTTAATGAGCTATTAGAGGACTCAACAGACAAGTTCTTCTCACAGCTTAATCATTCCAACTTCTCCACTGAAATAACACCATCCTTTTCAGACTTGGGTATAGGCACCGGCGCTATTCTGGTCGAAGAAAACCCATTCTCTGACGATACAATACTCAAATTTACCAATGTTCCTTTGGCTGAGTTGTACCCTGAGAAGCCAGCAGGCGGTCCAGTAGAGAGCGTATGGAGGCGACAGTCGGTACAACCTAAGAACATTCCTCTAACTTGGCCTGATGCTGATCTGCCATCTAAACTAAAAGCCTTGGTTAAAAAAGAATCACAGTCAGATGTCGAGATCAAAGTCGGCATGTTGCACAGTCCCAAAGACAACAGATACCACCAGATTGTTATATTTGAGAAAGATGTCATCTTCTCACAGTCATTTGATACCAAGCGGCTGATTGTATTCCGGTGGCATGTAACGCCGGGTGAAGTATTTGGTCGTGGCCCTATCATGCAGGTGATGGCTGATATTCGTACGGCGAACAAAGTTAAACAGTTCATGCTTGAAAACGCAGCTTTGCAAATGGCGGGTGTATTTACAGGGGTGAGTGACGGGGTATTCAATCCTCATACTGTAAGGATAGCGCCCGGCTCCGTTATCCCTGTTAACAACAATGGCACACAAAACCCCACGCTCTCAGCACTACCCTTATCTGGTGATCTCAGGCTCGGCGATTTGATTCTCTCTGACTTACAAGAGAACATCCGTAAAGCATTGCTGGTTGATCCATTGGGCGACATTACAGACCCCGTGAGGACGGCAACTGAGAACATTATCAGGAATCAGGAAGCCTTAAAGTTGCAGGGTGCTTCTATTGGCCGATTGAAATCGGAATTGGTTGAGCCTTTAGTGGCTGCTGTCGTGGGTATTCTAAACTCCAGAGGCAAACTTGCTGACTTCAAAGTAGATGGTCGGGAAGTCACTATTCGACAAGAGTCTCCTTTAGCCAAGTCTGAGAGCTTGGAAGACTTCCAAAACTCACAAGTCTGGTTCAATGCGGTTGCCTCATCTCTTCCTCCCGAAGTTGTTGCAGCCTCTGTTAAGGTCGAGGATTTAGCGAGGTTTTGGGCTGATAAGCTGGGCGTACCTGCATCATTGGTTCGTACTGAGGATGAAGTTAAACAGTTGGCCGAAGTTGTACAGGAAGCAGCCCAGACAGGATTGGAGGCCGGAATAAGTGGATAAGCCAGAAGATGAGAACGTATTTGATAAAATTGGTTTTACTGACTTAGATGAAGTCGAGCGCATTAATGCGGATCGAGAGGCTAAACATGCGAGGCTGGATAACTTAATCCATCGAACCTTTGCAGAGAGTGAAGCAGGAGAGGAATTACTAGTTTTGTGGCTGGAGGCGATCTTAATGGTTCCCACCGCGCAGGCTGGTATGGGATTATTAGAGATTGGCATCGAAGAAGGCAAGAAGGAATTCATCCGTAACATTATACTAACTGTACGAAAAATAGACGAAGGGGAAGACAATGGGTGAAGAGAACGCAGAAGATCAGAGCGCAGATCAGAGTGCAGAGAATGCTGTAGCTGAAATGGCCGGTGGTGAAGCAACCACAGAACAAGGCACCACTGAACGTCCTGAGAACGTCCCTGAAAAGTTTTGGGATGCAGAGAACAAGTCTGTTCGAACTGATGACGTATTAAAGTCATACACGGAACTAGAGGGCCGCTTTGGGTCTTTCACTGGTGCACCTGATGACTATGCTGTTGGCGTTTCAGAAGAGCTTAAAGAGGCTGGTGTCGAAATAAACTCTGACGATCCAATGGTTGAAGAGGCTATCAAGTTTGCCAAAGATGCGGGCATGAATCAGGAAGGGTTTGGCAAGCTGATCAACCTTTATGGAACGATGGAACTAGCGAGAAACAATGCAGAAAAGGAAGCTGTTACTGCTGACATTGCCTCGTTGGGTGACAATGCTGACCGAAGATTAAACAATCTGAATCAATGGGCATCTAAAAACCTGCCTACTGACTTAGTCGAAGGGTTTAAAGACGCTGCGGTTTCTGCCGACGCTGTGAAAGCTATTGAGCAGCTAGTATCAATGACTCGTGCTGCACCTGTTGAGGCTAATGATTCATCTGCTTCGCCTGGAATATCGGCCGCAGAGGTTCATAAGATGCAATTCGAGAAGGATGAACGCGGTAATCGACGTATTGCTACAGACCCTGCATTCCGCGCAGAGTATGAAAAGAAGCGTGATTTAGTATTTGGTCAAGAACCCCACAGGCAGGTAGTTGGCTAATGTTTACTCAAGGTACATTTGCAACCGTTGGTGCTCAATCTACAGACACCCCAACCGTTTATAGCTATAAGACTAAAGATACTATTTCT